CGCATATGAGTATATCGTGAAAGGACTTCAAGCGAAGTCCTTTTATTTTGACCAGAAGAAAGCCGACAAGGTCATCAAGTTTATAGAAGGATGGTGCAGGCACAGCGAGGGAACTCTTGGCGGTCAGAAGATCAAACTGGAAGAATGGCAGAAGGCTTTTTTGTCTGTCCTGTTTGGAATCGTTGACGATACCGGAGCGAGGCAGTTTCGCGAAGTCCTGCTCGTGATCGGCAGAAAGAACGGTAAGACGTTGCTGGCCGCGTGCATCGCGGCGGTCTGTTCGTACATTGACCAGGAGTATGGCGGAAAGGTCTACATGGCCGCGCCGAAACTCCAACAGGCTGGACTTTGCTATGACGCTTTCTACCAGATCGTGAAAACCGACCCGGAGCTGAACAAGCTCGCGAAGAAGCGGCGCACGGATATATATATCGAGAAGTTGAACACTTCCATATCGCCGCTTGCCTTCTCCGAGAAGAAGGCGGACGGCTTGAACATATCTTTGGGAATATTGGACGAGGTTGCCGCCTGGCACGGAGAAGCAGGAAAAAAGTTTTATGAAGTGTTGAAGTCCTCGGCAGGCGCAAGGCGGCAGCCGATCCTGTTGAGCATATCAACAGCAGGTTACGAGAACGAAGGCGCGTTTGACGAGCTTCTGAAGCGTGGCACTCGTGTCCTGCTTGGCGACTCGAAAGAGACGAGACTCTTCCCGCTGATCTACCAGATCGATGACGTGGAGAAGTGGAACGACATCAATGAGTTGCAGAAGTCCAATCCGAACCTCGGGACGTCGGTCTCGGTCGACTACCTTCTGGAAGAGATCCGGATCGCAGAAGGCTCGCTCAGCAAAAAGAGCGAGTTTCTGACTAAATACTGCAACATCAAGCAGAACAGCTCAAGCGCGTGGCTGTCGACCAAGGCGGTAGACGGTGCCGTGTGCGATGAGCTGAAGCTGGAGGACTTCGCCGGGACTTACTGTGTCGGAGGCATCGATCTCTCGCAGACGACGGACCTCACGAGCGCGTGCCTGTTGATCGAGCGCGGCGGTGTAGAGTACGTGATAAGTCACTTCTGGCTACCTGCGGAGAAGATAGACGAAGCGACGGCCAGAGACGGCATACCTTACCGGGAGATGATCCAGAAGGGATTTATGTCAACCTCCGGCGATAACTTCATCGACTATCAGGACGTGATGACTTGGTTCATGGACGCGGTCATGAAATACAAAATCTACCCGCTCCAGATAGGTTACGACCGATACTCGAGCCAGTATCTTGTCCAGGACATGAAGATCAAGGGCAAGTTCCACATGGACGACGTTTTCCAAGGCTGGAACATGACGCCCGCGATCCGACAGCTAGAAGGGAAGCTCAAGGATGGCGCGCTGAAGATCGGAACCAATGATCTGCTTAGGATCCATCTGCTCGACACTGCTCTGCAGCAGGATAACGAGAGCCGGCGGGTCAAGATCGTGAAGCTGAATTTAAACAGCCACATCGATGGCTGTGCGGCGCTCCTGGATGCGCTGATCGTAAAAGACAAATGGCACGCCCAGATCGGCGAGCGATTGAAAAATATAAAGTGAGGTAAGAAACACATGGGACTCTTTGACAAGCTTTTCCCTAAGAAGACTCAAACGATGAAAGCGTTTGAGCGGTGGGGAACACTGACGGCATACAAAGCCGCCTTCACGACATGGCGGGGCGAAATCTATGAGTTTGACCAAGTCAGATCTGCCATTGACTGCCTCGCTCGAAACACGGCGAAACTCCGCCCGGTAATGACCGGCACGGCGAAGAAGAACCTTCGGACCGTACTGAAACAGCAGCCGAACCAGTACCAAACATGGTACCAGTTCCTGTACAGGACCAGAACGATCTGGGAGATGCAGAACAACTGCATCATCATCCCGATCCTGGACGACTACGACGAGACGAAAGGGATCTTTTCCGTACTTCCTTCCGAGTGCGAAGTCGTTGAGTATAAGGGAAAGGAGTATCTGCGGTATCGTTTCTATTGCGGAAAATATGCAGCCATTGAGCTGGACCGCTGCGGGATCCTGACAAAGCACCAGTACAAAGATGACATCTTCGGCACGTCCAACAGGGCGCTTGACGGAACCTTCGACCTCCTGGATCTAAACCGGCAGGCGATCAAGGAAGCCATCAAGAACTGCGCGACCTTCCGCTTTATGGGCAACATGAGCAACTTCGCACAGGATGCAGATATCGAGGTAGAGCGGAAAAGGATCAAGGACGCCAATATGAACGACAAAGAAGGGTTCTTTTTGCTGTTCAGTAACCTGGTCGAGAACGTCAAGCAAATTGACGTGAAGCCTTTCACGATCGACAAGACCCAGCTCGAACTGATCGATTCGAACGTTGAGAAGTATTTCGGTGTTTCTGTAAAAGCGACCAAGAACGAACTGACAGGCGACGAGGCTTCTAGCTTCTACGAAGGCGCGATTGAGCCGTTTGCGATCCAGTTCTCTGAGGTCGTTAGTAAGATGCTGTTCACTCTTACAGAGCGGAATATCGGGAACGGTATCGCGCTGACATCGAACAGGATCCAGTTCATGACGAACCGCGACAAACTGAACTTCACGGCACAGATGGGCGACCGCGGAGTCATGTATATAGACGAGATCAGAGACGTGTGGAACCTCCCGCCGCTGCCTAACGGCCTCGGCCAGAGAATCCCGCGCCGTGGTGAATATTACTTCATGGATCCGGAGGCTCCGGACGAATCAGAAACACAGGAGGGCGAAGACGATGCCAATTAAGGAGAACAGAGAGTATCGCTCGATGGAATTGAGAGCGGCACAGACGGAAGACAAGGACTTCGTAGTTGATGGCTATGCCACAACATTCGACAGTCCTTATTTATTGTACACAGACGGAAAATATCAGGTCTGGGAGCAAGTCGACAGGAACGCGTTCCGGGACACGGATCAGAGTGATGTCATCTTCCAGTACGACCACGCCGGCATGGTGTACGCACGCACGAGAAACAAGACCCTGCAGCTATCCGAGGACGACCATGGCCTGAAGGTCATGGCAGACCTTGGAAGCACAGAAGCCAGCCGTGGTATCTGGGAAGCGATCAACACCGGCCTGATTGACCGGATGAGTTTCGCGTTTACGGTCACAGGCGACAGATATGAGGAAGAGGAACTCGAGAACGGTGACACGAAGCTTTTGCGGACGATCACCAAGATCGGGAAGCTCTACGACGTTAGCGCGGTATCATTCCCGGCTAACGAGCAGACCAGTATTTCAGCGCGCACAAAAGAGCTTTGTGACGGAGAGATCGCCAAGCTCGAAGCGGAGCGACTTCACGCGCAGGAAATAAACGAAAAGAGGACGGCAGTCCTCGAAAAACTCAACTCAATCTTGGAGGTAAAGACAGATGAGTGAAATCAAAGAAATGAACATCGAAGAGATTGAAGCTCGCGCCTTGGAGATCCAGGCAGAAGCGACCGAAGCCACAGAGGAAAGACTTTCCGAGATTGAGGCAGAAGTTGCTCAGCTTGAAGAAAGAAAAGCAGAGCTGAAGAAGGCAGCGGCAGAAGCTCAGGAAGTCCGCACAGCGGTAGCAGAGCAGACTGTCGTGGTCGAAGAAAGAAAAGAAGTCATCAAGGAGGACAGAAAAATGACAAACAAAGAGATTTGCCAGAGTGCAGAGTATCGCGCCGCGTTTAAGAACTACATTCTTACAGGCAAGGACGAAGAGTGCCGCGCACTGTTGACCGAAAACGTATCAGGTGATGTTCCGGTTCCGGAGATGGTCTATGACATTGTAAAGAATGCCTGGGAAAAAGAAGGTATCGTTGCCCTGGTTAAGAAGACTTATATTAAGGGTAACTTGAAAGTTGCTTTTGAAATTTCCGCTGACGGTGCATTCGTTCATACAGAGGGTGCCGCTGTTAACACATCTACACAGGCTGAGAACCTCGTACTGGGTACAGTTAACATCGTTGCCGCTAACATTAAGAAGTTCATCTATATTAGCGATGAAGTGATCGAGGGAACCCCTGAGGCATTCCTGCAGTACGTATATGATGAGATCACATACCAGATCGCGAAGAAGCTGGCTGACCTTATCATCCAGAAGATCGCCGCTTGCGGTACAGTCTCCACAAACACCCCGAGCGTTAACGTAGCTGTTCCGAAGATCACAGAGGCATCTATCGCACTGAACACCATCGCGAATGCTCTGGCACAGCTGTCTGATCAGGCTTCAAACCCTGTCATCCTCATGAACAAGGCTACTTTTGCTTCGTTCAAGGCAGTTCAGGCCGCAGGATCTTACGGATATGACCCGTTCGAGGGCCTGAAAGTTTACTTCAACAACAGCATTACAGCATTCTCCGCCGCAACTACTGGTGTAGCTTATTGCTACGTTGGTGACCTTGGCGAGGCTGTTATTGCCAATTTCCCTGATGGCGAAGGCATCAAGCTGAAGTATGACGACCTGTCCCTTGCTGAGCAGGATCTTGTCAAGATCGTAGGCCGTCAGTATGTAGGCGTTGAGGTTGTAGGACCGCAGGCAATCTGCAAGATCGTTAAGTAATCCGCTGTTAGCTCGAAAGAAGGGAAGGTATCGAACTATGGCTAAAATATTGATTTGCATACCTGCAATGGACCAGGTTGCAACTGGGTTTGCTCAGTCGCTCTGCACACTGCAGAAAAAAGGACATGAGTGTGTCATCGCTATGGAACTAGGTTCCTTAGTATATGACAGCAGAAACAAACTGGCTAAACGCGCTGTTGAGATGGGCGCGGATTATACAATGTGGTTTGACTCGGATATGATCTTCGAGCCGGACACCATGTTGAAACTTCTGGAGCATAACCTTCCGATCGTATCGGGGTTGTACTTCAGAAGGTCCCCGCCGTACTCGCCTGTTGCGTTTGATGAGTTAGACATGGAAAAGATGAAATGGAGTGACTGCGAAGTCCCCGAGTCCTTGCGTACGGTCGGCGGTGTGGGGTTCGGTTGCGTTCTCATCAAGACAGAAGTCTTGTTAGACGTGGCATTGAATTTCCACACATGGTTCGAGCCTATGAAGGGTTTCGGCGAGGACTTGGCTTTCTGTTGGAGAGCCAGACAGTGCGGATATGACATCTTCCTCGACCCATCCGTCCGATGCGGTCATGTTGGCCATATGATAATTACCGAAGAATTCTACAGAGCGCACCAAAAGGCTCTTGAATTAGAGCAGGGAGGACAAGACGATGAAAGTAATCGCTAAGGGTCCATTCTTTGACGAGAACGGTTTACATAAGCCTGGTGACATCGTGGAAGTGAAAGACTTCCGCCCGGGAATCATGGAACCAATCGCCGAAGAGACAAAAACAAAAGAAATCGTGGAGACGGCTACCAAAAAGGAGCCGAAGAAGACCACGAGAAAGAAGGGTTAATATGGTTGGAGCCGTATCCGCAACATATCTACAGAAGGTTAAGATGAGCCTTCGAGTGACTCAGGACGCTTTCGATGAGCAGATCCGTGATCTGATTTGGGAAGCACTGGACGACCTCACGAGTACGGCTGATATCAAGACCTTCGAATTCGACTTTGCTACCCCGCTTCAACACGGAGCGGTGGTAGCATACGTCAGTTATCGTTGGTTCGATGATGACCGTTATTTCAAAGTATACAACGACATGAAACAGAAAATGGCTTTGAGTGGAAAGTACAGGAGCGTGATGCCGGATGAAGAATAATAAACAGGTCATTGACCTGGTCGAGGTCATCACGACACAGGGAAGTCTTAATCAGACCGTTGAACAGACCCGCACGACAGCAACAGTTATTGCACAAGTGGACTCCGTCACACAGACTGAGTTTTTTAATGGCGGACGCATCGGTCTGAAGCCTTCTCTGAAGGCCACCATATACGACTTTGAGTATTCGGACGAGCCGATCGTTAAGGTCGGCTCAAAACTGTACTCGGTGTACCGCACGTTCTACATCAATGGAACGGACATGGTGGAGCTGTACCTAGAGGAAAAAGGGGGAACGAAGGATGAACCAGACTGATGTTGTGGCATTATTCAACACCCTGACTGTCCCTAGCTTTTACGACCATGCACCAAACAAAACGAAACTCCCATTTATCACAATCCATGTGAATCAGCCGGATAACTTTACGGCTGACGATGTGGTGTATGTCGAGAAGTGGGATTTTCGCGTTGACCTGTATACGGCGGAGAAATCGCCCGAACTCGAGCGTCAGATAAAAACGCTACTCAACACCAACAAGATCGGTTGGACACGCTCGGAGGAATATCTTTCTGACGAACAGTGTTATGAGGTCGAGTTCGACTTTCAGGTCATAGGGAATGAGGTGGTACCAGATGGAACGACATCGCAGGACGAGCAAGGAGACTCTAGTAATCTCGATGGGGCTAACGAGTAACGGCGACCCTGTCGCAAAGCTTCGCAACACGGTTAACGGTGCCTTGGCTTCGCTCGGAATCGAGGTTGACGAGATAACCGCCGAAGTTTTCAAGGAAGTAGGCGAAGAGGGCGCAGCGCAACTGCGTGACGTCTCGAAACGGATGTTCAAGGGCAAAGGCAAATACGCCCGCGGTTGGAAGTACGAGGTCATGGAGATGAAACGGTCTGGTCGTTTGTATTCCGTGATCCGGAACACGACACAGCCCCAACTCGCGCACCTGCTCGAATACGGTCACCCAATCGTTCGAAATGGCCGTGTCGTTGGTCAGGCTCAAGCTTACGAACACATCGAACCAGTAAACCAATGGGTTCAGAAAGAACTCGAAACAAGACTAAAACAATCTTTGAAATAGGAGGTATTTTTCTATGTCGCAGACGCAGAAAATTAAATTCGGTTTGTCGCACGTTTACTACGCAGTAGTGACGGAAACAACACAGTCCGGTGTAACAACTTCTAGCTATGGTACTTTAAAGCCGTGGGCCGGAGCCGTGTCACTTTCCATGACGCCACAGGCTTCCAAGTCGGTGTTTAGAGCAGACGACTCTGACTATTACGTATCTTACGGCGACGGCACCATCGAGGGCGATCTCGAATGTGCGCTCGTTCCTGAGGATCTCAAGAAGGACCTCGGATGGGTAAAGACAGACAACAACGGAATCCTCGTTGAATCAGCTGATGAGTACAAGGAGACGAAGTTCGTAGCCTTGGAATTCCAGATCAACGGTGACGTTAAGGCAGTTCGTCATTGCCTGTATAAGTGCAGTCTTTCCCGTCCGTCTCTTGGTTCCCAGACCACAGGCGAGAACGGACAGGTGGAGCCTGTTACCGAGACTGTTACAGTTACAGCAACGCCGAGAGCGGACGAAGACCGCTACCTGCACGCTTACACCACAGAGACCACAGCAACCGCTACATATGAGGGTTGGTTCTCTACTGTACCTGTTCCGACATTCTCATAAGAAGAATTCAGACGTGTTTTGCGGGAGGCTCGAAAGAGCCTCCCCTTTTTACTATATGGAGGTTTTTACAATGTTTAAGAAGTTGATGGTTGGTGGGAAGGAAACTGACTTCAAATGTTCAGCCGCTACGAGTATCTTGTACAAACGTTTGTTTGGAAAATCCTTGACCAAGGAAATGACAGAACTGGCTTCGATGTCGCAGTCGGCTTTCAAATTAAGAAATCAATGGGAGAAGTTAAACGAAGAAGGCGGAGAGGAGAACAAGCAGGCCATTATTGACTTGCTGTCTTCTGACACGTCCCTTGCGGATCTGGCAGACATGACAGAAAGACTCACTCCCCAAATGGCATATATTATGTGGCTCGAAGCAAATAAGCCACAGCGTGAACTGTTCCAGAATCTGACAGAGGACTCATATATTCTGTGGCTGTCCGGCATTGATAAGGATGACCTGTCCGCATTGTCGGGTGATTTTATCGAACTGTGGAACAGTACGAACCAGACACATTCTAATTTAAAAAACGTGTAAAGCCGACGGATCGCGTGAGCGATCCCGAGGCTATTTTCATGCTTAGAGCGTTCAGCATGGGCATCAGGTTTCCTGACCTGTTCGATCTTGAGGTCGGCGAGGTCTATGACATGATGTGCGAATACTGCAACGACAAAGCGCAATACAACCAGATAGCAACACAGGATGACATTGACAATTTCTTGAAGTGGTAGGAGGCAAACAATGGCCGGAAAGATAATCGGAATCAACATTGAGCTAAATGCTGACAGTAGTGGCTTGACAAAATCGTTAAAAGAGGTAGATAAGTCACTCAATCAGACCACCTCCGCCCTCAAATCGGTGAATTCCGCCCTCAAGCTCGACCCGAAGAATGTCGAGTTATTGGCACAGAAGCAGGAACTGTTATCTAAGCAGATAAACGGCACCAGCGAAAAACTCAAGCTGATGAAACAGGTCGCACAGGAAGCGGCAAAGGGACTTGAGGACGGAACTGTTACAAAAGAGCAATACGCGAAATTGCAGGCGGAAATTGTCAAGACGGAGAAATCCCTTGAGGGGATGAATCAGGCGTCAGAAGCGAACAAACGCGCTATGGAAGAGGCAGGGAGTGCTTCTCAAGATCTGTCGAACAAGATGTCAGGACTTGACGAGTCAATCAAGAAGACGGAAACCGCGTTGAAGAATGTTGACGCCGCGTTGAAGCTTGACCCAGGCAACACCGAACTGATTGCGCAGAAACAGGAACTCCTTTCAAAACAGGTAGAGCAGACCAAGGAAAAACTCGACCTAATGAAAGAATCCGCTGTCAAAGCGGCGGAAGGACTCGAAAAGGGGACCGTCACAAAGGAAGAGTATGCTAACCTGACAGCACAGATCGCGACCACAGAAAAGGAATTGAACGACCTTGAGAACGCGGCTACGCCAACGGCTCAGGCTCTTGACTCTGTTGGCGAAGAAGCAGGCGGAATCTCTGACGGACTGGAAGAGGCAGGCGAATCTTCCGGTGTTGCGAAGGATGCGATGGGCGCACTCGATAAGGCTACAGGCGGTCTTGCGTCTGCGTTTATGAGCCTTGCAGCCAACCCGATTACAGGCGTGGTTGCGGCATTGGCCGCGCTGGTCGCAATCGGTAAGAAAGTCCTGGACACGCTGACGAAGATTGCTTCGGTCATCAAGGACGCTGTTATCGGAGCGTGTAAGAAATTCGCCGATATCCTTGTGGATATCACGGACACAATAGACGCGACCCTGGATAAGCTCGCATCCTTCACTCGAGAGGGCGCACGGTATGGCGACGAGGTCTCGACCATGGCAAGCAAGACAGGACTGGCC